CTTCCTTAGCAGACCCAAATTTCATATTAATCTTCTTATGAGGTTTTTTATAATGCCTATCATGTCTCATTCTCAAATAATCAAAATCAGGGAACTCAAAATCATCTATATTTTGAAGTAAGTTATACAAAGCACCAGACCCTTTCATCATAGCTTCGAGACGTTCCCTATTGAAAACAGGCTTACCAAAAATACGAAGAGCATAATCATACAATATACGAGTATAAGTATAAACCTGTCGATTACCAACACTGAGATAAGAAACTGATATAAGTTTTGCCATAAATCCATCGATAGTAGCGTTAGCCCTATCTGAATTACCAATCCTAAACTTAAGATCGTAAGAGGACCTATAAGGATAAACACCAACCATAGTAGAAACCCCATCAACAACATCAAAGTTATAACACATAGAATTTTTTAAAAATGTTAAACTAGCAACAGTTTGAGTAGTCTTCCAAACATCTCCTATACGTTCATTAACAACTACACCAAACAAAGGACGTTCGTAAAAATACTTAAAAGTAAGACCAAAACGTGCTGCATATTCTTTAAAATAATCACCTGTAATACCAAATTCATCTTTAAACCAGGTAGGCCAACTTAAACCAGTATCATCACCCAGAAAACTTTTCTGGAATAAACCAGAATCGATAGCTAATTTAAGTATATCATAATTAGGGTGATCTATAAATGTAGTAAGTAAATAAGATAAAAAGCAAAAAAAAACTATCATTTGATAAGCTGTATCTCCGTGAGAAGTTTCAAAAGTCCCAGAAAACATCATTCCTCTTACAGCAAAAAGTTGTTGAAGGGGTATAACATATAAATATTTGAACATAAGCCGAAATATAACATTACCCATTACAGATATAGTCATCTTATGCTTCAAATTATACCAAGTAGCAAAAAAAATACCAACAAAACCTAGAACTCTATATAATAAACTCTGATCAAACTTAATTGCATCTCCTTCGAAATAACTACGAGCTCTAAGAAATCCATATAATTCATATATGGCAGCAAACTTATCATTCTCAGGGGTCTTGGGACTACAAGAAGCAGTTCCACAAGAATGTCTTTCAAAAATATCAAAAAAACCTCCATCATTAAGTAAGGTTCCAGCCTCCCAACCATTACGTGAGAGAAAGTCGAATAGACCTTTAACGGCAATATAAGAAAGAAAAATACAATGAGCTGATTCTACAAAGAAAATACGTAGTTTAGAATGTGTACTTTCTAAATCGTTCAAATTAAGAGCCTCAACAGCGTTTAGTATCTCAAACTTCCTAGCTGAAGTACAGACAGAAGCACCAGGAAATATCTTATCCCTAATTTCTCCAGAATTAAAAAGCTCCTCAAGAGTATTAACAATTAAATCACTCAGAAACTTATCCAAAGCTTTTTTTGTACGAGGTTTTTTCTTTTCAACAGTAACAGTTCCATTAGTCGAAACTGTTTGAGTGATAATATTAGTAGCAGGCACAACTCCAGTACCAGTTTTATAAGTACTAATAAGTTGACGAAGTTCAGACCGATCAGGAATTTGTATCTCAACTTTTTCTTGAGAATATGCTTGATTATCAAACATCAACATCAATACTCCAGACAAAAGCTCATCATTG